GTGGGGTTATATGATGCATTTGTTACTGTATATGCTGTACCATCATTTGTAATCTCAACAGAAGTATCATATGCAGCATCCTTTCCGTGAGGATAATAATCAGTAGTAAGACCAGAATGACCAGTAAATGCTAATCCAGTTAGGATGGCAGTATCACCAACCTTCATCTTATGACCGTATCCTATATGACCACCAGAAGAATAAGTATGAGTTAATGTACTAATACCAGCAGTAAATTTAATGGAACTAGGATCAGGAATACTTACTATAGTAAATGTATCTCCTGTTGCAGTTTCTTCATAGAACGCAGAACTTAAATTCGGCCAAGTAGTTGAACCATAAGAAACTCCAGAACGAGCAAGTCCGACATTTAATCCAGCAAGAGTGAAACTTCTACCAACACCAGTTGCATGAGCAAACTTATGAGGTTCTGATAAAGTAACCGTACCTACACCCACTACATTATCATACGTGAAGGTTGTAACTCCTACAGTATTGAGTCCAACACTCACTGTCATAATACCGCTTGTATGACCGAAAGATGCAGTCGATATTGACATCGACTTAGCATAATTACAGGTCATTGCCAATCCAGTAACCTTAACCTCATCACCAACTAACAATCCATGTGGTTTTGTTGTAGTGATTGTTGTAATACCAGTTACTGAACTATATCCAGCATTAGTAATATCTCTTGGAGTGTAAATTATTCCAGTATTAGTAATTGCAATTCCTGTTATATTACCATCAGTAATCTGTGCGGTACCTATACCAATAAAGGAAGATCTATCAAGGAAACTCTGAGCGTCTAAGTTACTTGCAGTTTGTATCGCAACATTAACTGTTTGAAGACCTACTCTATATCCAGAACCAGTATTACCGATAGTAATATTACTAATAGTACCTGCAGAAGAAACAGTAACCGTACCACCAGCAGATATTAGTGACTGATATCCAAATCCATCAGTTGAACTAACAGAAACAATAATACCACCAACAGGAATATTTGCATTGTTTGGATCAAATCCAACAGAACTTGCTGTTCCTGTGAATGATATAGAAGAACCACTTCCAACTTCACTCATTGTGTAGTTGTTAGATGCTCCTGGTCCTTGGAATACACCATTGATTATGATAATACCATTATTAGTAGCAATACCAGTAATGTTAGCTTTATCTACTGTTAATGGGAATTCTTTATCATATCCAGTAAATTTCTGAGAAATATCATCATAGAGATAGTTCTTCGTGTATGTTTCTTCACTACTATTCTCTACTCCAGAACGAATAAAGACTCTACCTTGGAAACTAGATGCTGTAGTAATTCCTAGATAATCCCTCTGATCTGGTGGATTGGTTGTAGAACCAAAAGGTTGTGCTCCATGAGGTGGTTCAATGAAATGAATTTCATTATCAACAATATTATAGTGACCTCTAATCTTCTGTACTAATGCTCCAGTATCAAATCCTACTTCATTTGTTCCTAACCAACCACGTCTAACTTTTATCTGGTTTGTTGATCCAATACCAACAGAAAGTATCTTCATACATTCTATCGTATTACCACTACCAACTTGAATATAATCTGCTCCAGCAAATGATGATATACCTGCAAATTTAATAACGTCCTGTGCCAGTGCAGCATTATCTGATAAATGCGTAGTAACAGATGTTCCTGCAATTGGTGATTGAATCATATTATCAACCAACATTAGAACTTTTTGATTCTGATTTGTTGAGGTTAATGAGTGTGATGTACCAATACCAACAGAAGTAAAGTCCAATTCAACAGGACTGGATTTCAATGCATCTTCAGCACTTCTTGCAAGTTTAATGATATTCTCACTTTGCTTAATAACAAAAACTGATGATGGCATTTGAGTAGTTGATCCAACACCAGCAAAACTAGTATTTGCAATACTAATAGCATCTGTACCAAATCCACTTGAAACTGAATACTTAATTTCTTCACCAGTTACAAAGAAATGGTTTGGTATCTCAAGTGTGTTATTAGTTACATCAACAGAAACTGCACTTGATCCATCAAAGTTTCTCTTAAAGATATCCTCGTTATTATAAGTTAAATTAAATCTCTTCTTAACTGTAGTCTCTGTTCCTTCATATGTTGAACCATTTGTTTCAAGGGTTGCGTTATTAAATTCTTTTAATATATCACCACCCAATTCTCTGCCACCAGGACTTACATTAGTATTCTCATCAACCCTCATAGCATTCATGAAGATCTTAGTATGAATATCCCTACCAGAAGCAGGTCTAAATGTAATTTCTGTCCTATCTCCTATACCTCTTCTTCCATCGATAGTACCCAAATCAGTGAAAGCAGTACCAACCTGAATATCACCATATTGAGTTATGTATACCGTATCATTTCCATTTTCGGCATAGTCATCAATAATAATACCTTCTGTCAGAGAGTGTGAATTAGTTGCAGTATCAGTTGCTTGAACTATAAAGTATGCTGCATCATAATCATCACCATAACTTCCTATTCCAATAGCATCAGGATCAGCAGCCGCTTCCATAAACGCACTTTGCGTCTGCATTGAACCATACTTAAATTCGTATGATGTCTCTGCTACATTCTTATATCTTTCAGTAGAGAATGCTACAGCAATTGCATTTACATATGATGTAGTAAATCCAGCATCAGGTGTAAATTTAAAAACTATATCCTCACCATTCATATAAGAATAGTAAGTTCCAATATTACCTGCTGATGAATATGGATCAAGATAACTGTGAATAGTTAATTGACCAAATTCTTGCCATGAAACCTGAGTTCCATCACATATCAAACTTACTTCATCATATTCAACATCTCCAGTATCAGTTTCAACAGTAACTAATATTTTTGCAGATCTAGTACCAGATATATTAGTTCCAACTCCAACAAATCTAAACACTTCATCTGCAGCACCACCTGCTATTTGAACATTAGTACTTGCAATACTAATTAAAGATCCAGTAAAGTCTGTTGATATACCGAGAGTAGTGCTTCCAATAGATGCAACTGAAGTTTGAATTCCAAGTACATTCTGGTCAAGGTTATAAGAGAAAGTTCTTATATTGTAATTATTAACTTCATACTTAGTTGGATAGTATCTAAGAACAGTTTCACCACCCTCATATATGTAATCAAAACTTCCAAGATCTTCAACAGTACTCATATCACCGTACTGGTTAATCATAGAGAAACCACGGTCAATATCGTGTAAAGCATTAACTATCATTAACTGCCTTTCACCACCATATAATCGGTCTCTTACATAACAAATAATCTTTTGAGATCTACCATCTTTAATTGATTGTCTGAATACATCCGCATATCTTGAAGTTCTTGCATTATCATCAAACAAACTACTAACATCATCTACATTTAAAACTCTGTTTCCGATAGATTGAGCATAATCGGTAAGAATACGATTCTCAAAAACAATCTCATTAGAAAATACTTTATCACCAACAATATTGTTTTCAGTAACTAAATCGAATGTTTCAACAGAATGTAAACTTTCCCAACCATGGAAATCTACTACAACATCAGTTGTACTTTCAACAACAGGAAGAAGAGTATTAGCATCTTCCTCTTCTTGCGTTGATTCTAATTGTAAATCACTAAACTTCTTAAATCCTGCAGCATGGTTTAAAGCACCTACAACATCTTTCCAATCTTCAAAGGTAACTCTAGATTTAATAGCATAAGAGAAATTCTGATAGTACTCATTATCATGAATTCTTTGTAATTCGTCATTTAAGAATCCTGTAGTATATTCCCAACCATTCTCAACAATAGAATAGTAATCTAAATCATAACTTGTATCAGATTGCAATTTACCAACAATCTTTCCTCTAGAACCAGTCTCTAAAGATTCAACAATATTACCAACTACAAAATCTCTATTACTCTCTACTACCAATTCTCCAGATTCTGCATCCCATTTAAAGACATCACCAACTGCATTACCGTCAGTTACGCTTTCCTCTGGATTAAACTGATTACTCTTAAGAATAGAATCAAAATGTGGGAAATATTTTTCTGGAGTAATGATTCCAGCAGAAAGAGTGCTATTAAATGAACCAGGTAACTGATTAGCATCCTTATCAAGGAAATCTTCCAAACTGTAAGTCAATGTTGGATATGAACCCAAATTGGTAGTAACACCAGTTATTGTGAATAAATTGTAATCATAATCACTAGAGTTATAACCAAGTCCAGTTGATCCAACACCAACACTAACATTCTCAACTATAATTCTATCCCCAACTTCAAATGTAAAATCTTGAGTTCTACTTACGGGATTCTTTAATGTTGCAGTTACTACTTGAGTATTAGTATTATAACTGAAATCCTTCATCCTAACACCATTAGGATTGCCAATAGGTCGAATTATAGGAGTTGTGTTAAACAAACTATTTGTATTCTCAAGAATCTCAACATGTGCTCCAGAAGTATCAATATGATATCTTAAATCGACATCTGTAATTTGCTTTCTTGTTCTAGAATCAATAACCACTAGACTTGGTGGTGTATTATATCCTCTTCCCAAAGAAGTAACACCAACAAAGTCAAATCCTGTTAATGCATCAATCTTTAATATCTGAGGTAATCTAGCATCTGGTCTTAAAGTCTTATCAGTTGGATAATCAAATCCAATGTTTTCTATCTTAGTTTTTCTAACCTTTCCTATTGTTGTACTAGAAGATTCTAATATAACTCCAGTTCCTGTATCAGATGTTACCGTAGTAATTCCAGGTACTTCAGTATACCCATCACCACCACTAGTAATTTCAATATCCGTAATACGACCATAAGCAGTGGAAGCATTAGTATCGTATCCTAATTCAGATGTAGTACCAGAATATGATGCAACTTCAGGATAGTTGTCTATATCATATGTGAAGGTATTGTTTGATTGCTGTAGAATCTTATACCTTCCTGCATAATCACTATCCTTTATTATTACTTGGTTATAACCATCAACTGCATCGTCAATTACAAGGTCTTTATAAAGTTGAGGGTTTTGTGGTAAATCAGCAGGAGTTAATTTATAATAGAATACATCTGGAGTATCGGGATTAATAGCAAGTGTTACTTTAGCATCACTTGTTACACCTATAGTACCAGTTTTAACAATATCAAATTGTCTACTTGTCTTATTTGTCTCATATTTTTCAGTATAACTAGAATCATAATAGAATTCTAAATCGAATGCTGGATACTGTTCCGAACCTCTAGTATACGATAAAGTAGAATCTGATAAATCAAATGTTATATTAGAATCTCTATAAAATTCTAAAGGAGGATTAACAACACAAATTGTTCCTATATTAGCAGTTGTAATTCCAACAAAAGTAGGAATTGCTTTTTGTGTCTCATACTTGTTTAAACATAATTTAAATTTATTTCTATCGATAACATATACAAAATATTCTTGCTCATGAACTAATCCACCAGAAGGAGTTTCAGATTTATGAATTACTTTTTGTCCAGTAGATAATCTATGGTTAGTAATACTAATTGTATCAGGAATTCCTGTTAGTGATGTACTAGTTGTAACTCCACTTGCAGCAAAACCTAAACCACGAGTAATTACCTTTCTGTTTGGTTTGTCATACTGTACGGTTGTTATACCAGTATTCCTTGGATTAACACTAATATTAACTGTGTCATTATGACTTAATCCATGAGTTCCTGCAACAGCAACAGTTACCCTATTCTGCTCTATAGATCCTTTTATAACTTCATCATAATTGGTCTTAAAACTATGATAAACACCAGTTCCTACACCAGAGAAATAAACTAATCCAGTATGTGCTGTAGTTTCAGCAACTCCAGCAAATGATCCAGTTGAACCAAGTCCAACTTTTACAGAAGATATACCAATTAAATCATCACTAACTTTAGCAACGAAAACTGTTGGATATAATGAAAGACTTACTACAGTACCAATAGCAACATTATTAGCAGATGTAATAATTCCTATTGAAGTTCCAGTATTTGTGTTATAAGTTACCTCATCACCAGTTTCTAAACTATGACCTGGAATGAATATTGTTTGTGCGGGTATATAACGTGTAGTTTCTCCACTACCAGGATTTGCAAATTGAACTGTAGTACCAGACCCTACTACGGTACCAGCAGCACCTACAGGAGTAGCACTTCCCAATCCAACGGATTCTAGTGGATTGAAATAATACTCCCTATTAAATTCAGGACTATATGTTGTGTTGACACCTATATTAAAAGTAAATCTATTAGGAATTTCATAAATCTTAGTTGTCGCAGTATGAGACAATCCTGTCTGTTCTTTTAAATCTCTTAAAACTCTAACTCTAGAATTGATTCGATCTACGTTTAATACCTTAACATCCTCATCTCCAAAATTACCTGTTGTTAAAATACCAGTCAAACGTAATATATCATTTTCCTTTATTGCAGGATATACAAGATTTCCACTTACTGGAAGATATGTAACTATACCAGTTGCTCCAGGTGTTCCGATTGCAACAGATAGATTAAGTTGATTTGTAGTAACTCCAACCGTATAAGATCCTTCAAGTAAAGAAGAAGTTGTTGTGAATCCAGAAATTTCTAAAACTGTACCGTCTATAATACTATGACTAGTTGTACCTATTCCAGTAAATACACCTTTTCTACCTGATGGATAGAATTCAATATCATCCATCAAAATAGCATCTACACTAAGAGTTCCTATTCCTGGTCCAGAAACCTTTTTAACTCTTGCTGCAGCACTATATGAACTTTGTGTATCCTGCTCAAATACTACCTTATCACCAACTTTATAATTTGCACCACCAGTAACTATTCCAATATTATCTACACTACCTTTATCAACAAATTTAATAACAGAATCTTGTGTACTATAAGTGTAAGGTTCAATTACATAATCATATCCACTATTATCTTTATCTAAAGCATATGGGAATGTGTTTCTAACCCAATTTGTTTTGTTTAAGTCTATATCATCTTGGTTAGATAATCTTTCATAGTTAAATGACTCAGGTTTTGCAGTAAAGTTCTCACCAATTAAATATGGGAATGCTGGTTTCTTATAGTCCACAAAAGGACCAGTACCCTCTACATCTGATTCAAATGTAGCAAAGTATGCATAAGTACCATTTGGATATTCTGGTGTTACACAGAATCTTCCATTATTCTTATCTAAAACACCATCAGATGTATCATACGTCCACTCAAAATCTTCAACAAAGAATTCTTCTGGGAATACTGTGGTTGGAGGTCTATTTACTCTTGCACCAGCATTCTCTGTATATCCAGATCTCATTTGGACAATAGTTCCACCTGTCTTTGAAGTGTAACCATAAGGTCCATAAATTGGATAACCATCATATGCCCAACCAATAATAGGAGAATGCCTATCCTGTCCTATTTCTTGATTATTCTTAAGTGTTAAATCCTTCTTACCGTATAAAACATCTCCATCAGATCCAGATGTATAAAGGATCTTTCTTAATGCTCTAGGTGCATATGCATAAGAACATTGCAGATCAAATGCTCTATTTGTTGGTCTATCAATAAAGATATCATCATTAAGTAAATTGGCAAAATTCCTCTTAAAATTATTAACTATCCATTGCTGTACCTTTGGTCTAAAGAATGCATTCTTTCCTGATGTTTCTACTTTAACTGTTGTAGTAGAAACTCCATAACCAATTCCACCCTTATTAACTTTTATAGAAATAATATTACCCTGTGCATTCATCTCAGGAACTAATTCAGCACCTGTTCCTAGACCACTGATGACTATATTTGGTGGAGTGTTATAATCTGTTCCACCAAGACTAACACTAACATCTACTATAGATCCTTCAGAAACTACAGGAGTTAAGTAAGCACCAGTTCCTTGATGCAAATTAACTTCTGGATTTCTTTCAAAATTAAGTATTTCAGATGCACCATATCCAACTCCATTTTCAGTTAAATGAATTGAAGTTATTTGACCCCTTACAATTGGTTGTGCGATACATTGGAAAGTATCACCTGAAATAGAAGATATTCCAACTGATCCAATTACTTCAACACTAATAGGTGGATAGTTAAAACTATGAGTTCCTATACCAGTAGATGTAAGATCCGCATATTGTTGGGTATTGTAATAGAAATCCTTTACAGTAGTTCCAACACCAACAGTAGCTAACTTAAATGAATCCTTATCAACAACTTTAACATAATAGTCGATTGTAGTTGAAAGACCAGATATTACAGTATTACTTCCATCACCAATATCTAAAGAATATTGGACAACTTCCAAATCTTTATAATCGTGATCGGGAACGTGTAATACATTTAACGCTGTATCAACACCAACTGGTTGAAGTGTTCTCTTCTTATTTTCATATCCAGAACCAGGGTTAGTAACCTGTATTGTACCTACAACTGCTTTACCATTTAATGATCTTAAAGCATGATTTCCTTCGCCATAATCAGTAAATCCTGTAGTACCAACACCAGCAATTGCACCATTTAATGAAGTATATAATTTAACATTCTTATTATCTACTACACCAACATAATAAATTGATCCTGTACTAAGTCCAGTTAAAGGTTTCTTACCAAATGTTTGATACTCAACTCTTTCACCATTTCTAAACTTGTGATAGGTAGTAAATCCAATAATAGAAGTGTCAATACCTATTTGAATAGAAGTGGATACACCTGTAGCATCAAAGGTAACTTCGTGAGGTACTGTAATTATTTTTGCTTCCGCAGTTGCTCCTTCTCCATTACCTCCAGTAATTTTTACGATAGGAACATCAATAAAATCAAACCCAGAATTTAGAACTCTAATCTCTTGAAAATTACCTTCAACTGCAACATATCCAGTCGCTCCAGACCCAACAGTATCATTAAGACCTAGTATGGGTGGATTTATCACATCATAGTTCTCACCGCCCTTGGTGACCTCTACAGAGTCGATCTGGCCTGCATATACAACGTCTCTAGACTTATAGTTTAAAACCTCTACACCATCAACAAGGATTCCTGTATATCCAATTGGTGTTGAATGAATTTCTCCATCATGAACTGGTTTAGATATCCTTCTTAATAGTTTTTGAGGTTGTATTTTCCTATCATGGAAATAATATTTTTCTACTATATTATCAGTAATAGTTACATAATCAGTATTTGTTTCAACCTGTGCAAAAATATTACCGTAAAGGTTTGGACGACTCTTTGCTAGTTTTACAATATTATCATCTATTCTTTTAACAAAATAAAGACCTTCATCAAATAACTGACTTTTAACCCATTCTTGACGAATAGTTTTCCCTGAAGAATCAATAGTATCAACCGCACCTTTTTCAGGAGTATAATAAATTGCATCTCCAGTGTAGAAGTTATGATCGATACCAGTTGTTAAAGTAATTTCCTCAGTTCCTTCTGCATATGTTCCTGAAATTTTTACCTTTTGATCTCTAGGATTTAACTTTAAATTACCATGAGCAGGTAATGAGTTTGAAGCAACTAAAACAGAATCAGATCCAACATAAACATTCTGAATATTAGCAATAAGTCTGTTTAAATCACCATGTATATTTGAATCAACTCTTGAAAAATCTCTACGTACATTAACAATAGTAGTTGTATCATTAGGAATTCCTTCACCACGAATTATAATTGTATTTTCATCATAAGCATCTCTTACTTCATATTGATTATCCAATAAAACATCATTCTTATCGTACAATCTTACATTATCACCAATTCTAAAAATATTAGGATCCTTAGTTGTTAGTTTGTAAGTAGAGTTTATTTGGTCAATTAACTTTAATTCTTTAATATCATAGTTCTGAATTGTGTTAAACAACCAATTATTCTGATTAAAACTAGTTCCAATATGTCCTAACGACTTAATTTTTATTTTTGCACCTTGATTATAATAACGAGTATCAGTTGGAACCTGTAATTGATTCAATACTGATCTAATTTTTACTCTTATTCCATCAGTTGTTCCAGATCCAGTCGAATAAGCAAAGGTATCTTGATCCACCAATGACATATCAGTGATTGATGAAGCAATCGAAGTTGTATTAATACCCAAAAACTGGTTAAGAGTCTTATAAGAATAGGTTGCTATTCCAGCAGTTCCATTAGAATAGGTGAACGAGAGGGTTCCTGAATTAGGAAATCCTAATGTTGAGTCAACATCAATGTAAGTTTGAGCGATTCCAACATCACCAACGATAATTGACTTAGCATGAGAAGAAAAATCACCATATAACAACTCTGTAGAACCGTCATTTTGGTTCCAAGAGGTATCTAAACTGATTTTATAGAAAATATTAGTGTTAATTCCAACATTTATACTCTCTACATGCGATACAGGAGCATATGCTTTTGGAATATTTTCAAATTCATCCTGAAAAAGGGTCTTATTGATTAAATCTAGAGGATCTCCTTGTACGGATTCGACAATTATGTCTCTTGTTTTCTTAAAATTGGCATTAGATGGCGAAACTACATGATCTATAGGTCTAATAAGTTGAGCATCTTCATTAAAAAGTGCCTTAAAGAGGATTTTAAAGGATTCGTCCGTTCCTCTTGTTGCATAAAAGTCCTTAGAATGCTTAATAAATTGTGCTTTATTTAAATCTTCGTCTAAATCTTTTTGAATTCCGTATAATAATTGATTTTTTATCTTTCTTAAGAACTCATCAAGGAATAAAACACTTAAATTCTCTACAATAACGTCTTCATCGTGTGCTGCAGCAATAGAAGTTGAGAAAATTAGGTCTTCTGGTTGTTCTGGGTTTGTAAAAGAGGTAATTCCACTAAATCCTCTAACACAATCAACAAATTTTATATCAGTTTTGCTTCCATATGATATAATTTCGTCCCCAATTTTAATTAATCCGTTATTTTCGGGAAATCCAGTCGTATTTTCTACATTAATAGAAGTATCAACCTCTTCAATTCTTGAAGTTAAAGTAGTACTCTTAACAATATTACCACATTCACTTAATTTGATGTAAGAATCAATATTATTAATTAAATCAATTGGACCACCTTGATATTCTTGTCCCTTATAATAAGCACTCAAAAATTCCCCAACCAAAGGAAACTCATCCCTCACATATGAAGGAAGTTGGTTCTTTACAATCTTATTAAGCTGAACTTTTTTTAGGGTCATTTGTTATCTGACGATGCTTCCTGCGGTATAACTTGGAGTAACAGTGTAAGTAGACCCTGATGGATCAGCACCTGATGTTATTTCATCAACAATCATATCAACATTACTTTTATCTAACTGTAAATAAAGATCCTGTAACCCAATCACGTCATTAGATTCTGGTATAGCGGAAATTTCTAATATTTCAACGCTGTCTTTAGATTTACCTGATACTATATTTATTGGGTTTAAAGTGATGCGTCCTTTGGTGTAGTCAATCTCACCAACATTCCTTCTTACGACTACAGGAGGTCCAGTTCTCTCTCCAGGTAATGTAAATAGTGAAATTTTACCTTTTTTCTTATCTGAATTGGGAATATCAAAAAGATAGACAGGATCAGTTATATCTAAGACCTTAAATGCCGTAGATCTAATATTATAACCTTCCATTGAAGAAATATGGAATTGATTACCAAAATCAACTGCATATTCCGCAAATTGATCGACAGCAATTCTTAAATCTCTTCTTATTTGAATTGTAGTGATATTTGAAGAAATAGATTCGTGACTTTGATCGATAATCTTCAAAAATTTACTATATTTGAATCTTGCCCCATATTTGTTCAATTCTGCAGATCCAGAATACTTATCAATATTGGATTTTGCCAATGTTGAAACATTAGCAACATTTTTTGCTAAATTTACGTTATAATAGACTTTACTATCAGTTTCAATAAACAAATACTTCAAATCTAAGATTTCTGGAACAATTCCTGCTACAGAATACTTTTTAAGGTCTCTTTTTATATTTTCCTTAATCGCATTCGATACAAAGTCACCAGTTCTTGGTTTAATGCTAATAAAGACCTTTCCATACTGTGGAGGAACTAATTCTTCACCACCATACACGGAAATTGACTCTGTTTCGGGATAAATCTTATTTGGGATTAAAATTTCATAGTCATTTGCAGTTAATGCCCTGTTTTGAGTCGCATATACCTGTGGAGCATACTTCTTAATGGATTCTGTGCTTTCAATTGCTTGGCCGCCCGATGAAGACTCATTAGCAGTCACTAAAGAGATTCCACTGGTAACATTTGTAGTAGAATCGTTGCGAGTATAGACTAATTTGCCACTAAAAGCGAAATTTGCAATACCATTAGCATCTTCACCAGTAGTTTTGATATAAGAGACGTTAATTTGGTTACCATCTTCCAATTTCTTACCAAAAATACCATCTCCGAAGATTATTTCATATTGTTCGTCTTCAATTTCCTGAATAAAGTAAATTGGAGATGATCCTGTAATTGTTGAACCAGAATCTGGGTCAAAAAGGTCATCTTGCCGAGTATAATTCAAAGAAACGGAAGAATTTGGACTTGGTTTAACAGAAACCTTAAGAGTGTCTAAATCAATTCCCGCATTTGATAAAATAAACTTATTAAAGGGATTTCTAGTCGAATATTCAAAAGATTGTTCGATAACTTGACCTTCATATACCTCAACTTCGTCAAAACTTGCAATTCCGTCTACAACACTAACAGATTTATCTTCAGTAATCCCAAAAACGAAAGATTGACCATTGAATTGCTTAGAAGTACCAACAACAGCACCTTTTTTAAGAACTACAGTAGGTGGAGTTGGTGAAACTGATGAAATATCTGCAAAAAAGTTAATTTTTACTCTAGATGCCTTTTTTGACCTTGGTAAATATCCAATATTTCTTGCTAATGATACAACATTCTCTCTGAGAGTTGCACTATCAATAAAAACTTCATTTGACACCATATTGGCATTATATGAAGTAATATATGTGTTATATGCTAAGACATTTAGAATCGTCGATAAATTAGATCCCTCAAAATCGTAATCAGTAAAGTCTGAGTTTGATTTTAGATAATCTTTAAGCGTAGATTTAATCTGGTCAAAATCTAGACCAGTAAAGTTTAAAAGTGGCATTTATCTTGACGGTAATAACACAAATTCTAATTCTTGAGGAGGAGAATCGGCACCAAGTATTTGATATGTCACTACAACGTTAAATTCGTTGTTATCATAGTTAGGAATTGAGTCAACACTGATTAATGTGACCCTTGGTTCATAAGTTTTAATAGAATATTCAATTTCTTCACGAATTGTGATGGCAGATACCTCATCTACATTCTCAAATAAGGACTTAGATACCTCAGAACCAAAATCGTTATCAAAAAACTTCTCTCCAGGTAATGTATATACAATATTTCTTATGGAACGGGAAATTGCAGACTCATTTTTCAGACCAATGAGGTCATCGTTAAGAGGATTACTCTTAAATGACATGCTAAGGTCTTTATAACCCTGTTTTACCCTTTCTAAAGGCATAAAAAATACTAATTCTAACTTATTTATTACGAATATTTACCTATATTCTGTAATGACCTCATATGACTCAATTTCATTGAGATTTCGGTCATCATCACCTGCTAATCGTTCGAAAAAATCGTTCGAACTTTCCATTGTATCCCTTTTTTTAGGTGTTTTAATGTCGTGATTGATTTCACGAAGCATTTGGACTGGTTCAACTGCCATTTTGACCTCCGTAAGGTAACATTAAGGTAACAAAAAAGGATATCTAGTGTTAATTCCAGATATCCTAGTACATATTGACTATCACTTGTGTTTATTTAGACACCTTTTGTCTCATTTATTGCATCTACGATGATTTGCTTCAATTCTCGACGTTTTTTCTTACCGAGACCCGCCCGTGTATCGATCTGAACCTTCAACCAATAGACAAATGCAAGAACTAAGATGAACTGAATGCCTTCACCCCATGATAAGTCCCATGCTTCATTCAAATCGAGACTCGCCGCAGCGAAAGTGTTAATTAAATTCATTTACCCTGTCCTCTATACTTCTTTTTTGCCTCATTACGAGAGGTTGCCGCATACTTGGTATGTTTACCCGTTCCCTGACGAGTTTTTTTAGGACGTGTTTCAACAAATTCTGAAGAACCCCATTGTCCTGTCTTAGTTTTAACTGGCATAATTTAATTTAATGTGGATTGTACTTTTGGATGAGTGAATAGACGACCACTAAAAGGATCAGACTAATACAGGTGAAAGTTAGTAATAAGTGCATTACAATAAAGTTTCAAGTTTGTTTTTAACGGACTCATCTGTTGCTTTAATGCGATAAGAGACCCCATCCCTTCGAGAAAGTTCGGTGAGAACCTCTGATGCGAGGTTCCACAACTCCTCCGTCTTCAACTGTTTGTTAATTTTAAATAACACGAGTTTTTTCGTGACCTACACGAATACGAGGATCGCACCAAATTTCATGTCCTGCATCCTGTGCGTCTAAACAGAATGAGACATCCTCACCACACATGTCTTGTACGTCTCCTGACTCAAAGACTTGCATCTTAGGAGCAAACCAAGGATACTCAAGAGATTCAAAAACGCCATTCTTAATTAATACCCAACCAAAACCAGTATAATCAACTGTAAAAGGTTTTCTACGTTTAGAGATGGTTTCGACTGTCTCGTGATTCATAACTCCCCCATTCTTACGGAAGTCATCCTCTTCTAACCAATGTGCGACTGAGGTAGTACTACCATCCTCTGTGGCATACCAACCTGCTGCAACTTTCTTTTCTTTCTCTGGGTCTGTGCTGCCATCTTCATTAACAGCTTCTGCAGGTAGTGCCATGTCACACAACTGCCAAAACTTGTTAGTGTCAAAGACTATATCACTATCAATCCAGAGTTGGTAATCATACTTAAGTTTGCCATCCCAAGGAATCTGTTTTGGCCCACGTAATACATTTGCACCGAGTACCTTACAACGTGCAAAGTTTACCATTGATGAGTAGTCTTGTGATATCTGAATACTCATTCCATTCTGTACCATGTCAAAGCATAGTTGAACGAAATTCTTTAGGAAAATATAAGAACATCCTCTACCTGGTAAGCAGAAGACAATTGCCTTACCTTTCCATCTTGCTTTAATTGCATCGATGTCCCATTCGGGTGCTTTTGCTTTCGGTGCAACTGTCTTTACTTTAAATCCTTTAGCCATAAAAGATAACTCACTTCATTATTATTTTAACAGATTATATATCTCCTGTCAATAAGAATGTTCTTCATCTAGTGGTAATAACTTTCCTGGCCCTCCAAGACCAACTTTGGGGGCGAGTCTTTCATATGATAAATCTTCCGTTGTATATTCACCCCCAAGAAGGTCAATCATTACCTTAAGTAATTGCCACTTCTCCTCAAAGTCTTCCTGAGATAGATTACAATATAGACACTTCTCCTTTGCGTAGATATGGTAAGTAGTGTCGTCTATTTCTGTCATAAGTTAAAAACCTAATGGGGGATTTTTTTCTGGCCCAAATTTTTTTTTATTTCTATATCTCTCTCTCGATTTGTCACCTCTGTAGGTTAGGGTCTCTTGCTTTTTTAACACGCCCACCGCCCCGCTAACACATAAGGCATCAAATCACTGTCAGATACGCATCATTCACGCATGGCAAATTACACGCATGGGACTGTTAGTAACTGTTATGCCACTATGTTATACTTAAGATCATAACATATATGCTCCTAAATGTCAAGAACTGTGTGTGCCTTAAGTGTTACATACGCATTGCTAATTTAGTGTGCTTCGATAACACTTTCAACTGTCTCATAATCATTTAATTCTAGTAACTTAGTCCAGTTAATATTCTCTGGAATAAAATCATCATCAACTGACAGATTAAGCGTAATTCTTATCTGTTTCTGTGTGTCTGCTAATTGATAGTTTAGCATGGCAGATTAGAGGATAGTTTGTGTATATAATCCATTATAAATCACCACGCATAAAATGTCAATAATGGTAGTGTATTTATAACGGGTTTGTAACAAAAACTGTGTGGGTTTGTGGGTATAAAATAGGGGTGATACTTGACAAACTGAAAGTGTTATGCTACGCTCCCCAAGATCACTACAAAATATCACATTACAAACAGATTACATACAGATTCTATACTCATTCCAAACAGATTACACCCCTTAAATAACAACAATTAAATCAAAGAATAAAACACAACCTTATATTTATTTAACTAATTAGAACGTCATTTATATTAGTTTTCCACAGATTACACACGGTTTATAACACTTTTCCACAGTTTATTCCCCATACCATTCTTATTACATAGTATTGCTAATCATGGAAATTGGGTATAAAAGTTTCCATGCAATTTACCTTCTCTTTACTGTTAATATACTCTCTTAATTCGCCTACTTCTTTATCATTTAGTGTGTATATGTAACCATCACATAACCACTCTAATTCTTCTGGTCTGGATGATACAAATTCAACCAAATCATCCGTTAATTGTTGTGCTTCTGGGGGTGTTAATTTGTTTGTCATTGTTTTCATTTAATAGAGTTAATAGTTCAATAATTGTTGATAATTTACGATCAACACTTTTAACCATTGTGTGTAAATCTTTGGGGTGAGAATACGCTAAACTCATTGTTACTTTTCCTCCTGTAATTTGGGTGGGTTATGTACTATTATTTTCTTTGCATCTAACTCACTATTTGTTGCATTTGGATTAGCAGATTGTGTATACGTTTTTAATACATTGTCTGGTTCTAATTTATCATTTTTTGGGATGAATAGTTTCTTAGTCATTGTTAAAAATTGATGGAAAATAGGGTACATTGTTAATAAGAATATCCATACAATCACTGTCTGGATACTTATCATTTACGGCATCAATTACAGTTTGCCATTGTTCGTTAGTCATTGCAATTTTAGTTTGATTCATGATACTAATAGTTGTAAATTGTACGGTAAGGTTTATAACAATATTGCTTATCTTTCTCTTCTTGTTGATACTTTGCCTGAAGTAATTGATACTCTTTTGTTGTTAGTATCGGGGGCAAGTCTGCTTTGAATTTTGTCATTTAAACCTCTTCATAATTTGGGAATTCATTACATTTAATCCTTGCTAATTCTTGTACCATATACCATACTTTCTCACCACTAATTTGCTGTTCTCGACATACATATTCTACCGTATCTTCCAACATTTCTAATACTTCCATTGCTTCATTTTGTAGTTTAAATTGTTCGTTAGTCATGGGAATACTGGGGTAGTTTGTGTAAATTAGTCTGTGAAATTACTGAAACCAATTGTTAGAATCACTCAGAAATTTCACGATCTCTTTGTAATAATGAGTGGGATACGATTGCATCACCTCATTGTTACTTTTCTTGTAAACTTGTGACGGTTTGTTGATAGTTTGTGCTTCAGATTTCATTGGTTGTTTATAATAAAGGGTGGAAAAAAATCGCTTTCGCATCTCGTTCTGTGAGATATTCAGGGAAATAGAGATACAAATAACTGGGGTAATACTATTCTAATTTAACAACTTCATCCCATACTCTAATATAACATGATAACCATTCTTCTTGCTCTATTGTTAACTTAGTGTGACAATCCATTGTTTGATTATCACTTTCATAGAGCAATTCGTCTGCACTTAAATATTCTAAATCATGTAAATTACAATAGTCATGTAATACTT